ACTATATACATACGCAGTTGCTTCTTTGTAATCTTTTCCAAGATTTAACATTTCTATTTTTTGAATAGTGTTTGAAACTGGATTTATTATAGCACGCCCTTCTGCATTTATAGTTTGTGTGCCATCCCCCGTTATAATTATGCTGGGTGTTATTTCATATGAAGAATCACCCGCCAGATTTTGATTTAAAGGTTTTCTTAATGTTATAGCTTTTGCAGTTGAATTTGTTGTGTAATTTATAATCTGTTCATATTGCCCAACACCCGTACCTCCTGTTATGTACAGAAAACAGTTATCATAAAAATTATTTGCTATACTTGCATTTTGGCTTGAGTTCAATGAATATATGTAACTATTTCCATTCAATTTTAACTCAGATATTTTAAACACACCATTGCAATAATTATTATAACCTTTTCCTGGGTTTTCAATTTTAATGACTTCAATTTTTCCAGAGGCCGCTGATGATTCAACATCAAGATTTTTGTTTAAAGGAAAATATTCATTTGTGCCAAATTTTGTTACTTCAGCAGAACTAATAGAGTACATGTATTTCCATTGATAATTATCTGAAGTTATATACACCTCATCTTCAATATCAATTTCAGAAAATAAAGGTTGAACAGTTGAAGGGGCGTTAAAATTATTATCTAAGCATTTATAAACATGATAATAAGCTCCCTCATTTGTAATACAATAAAAACTTGAGTCTATTTCCTCGCCTTCTTTGTTTCCGGTAATGTCGTCATATGCAGAATATATAGTATTAGTTTGATACATGTTTCTTTTAATTACATAAGATACATCAACACTTTTGATTTTTTTACCAAAAATCATTCTACGATACGGGTCTTTAAATGTGTCAAAAGTGCTATCAATCAATTCAGTGTTAGATGAAACAGAAGTACCATGTTCCCCAAAAAAGAAATAATACAAAGTATTTGCATTTTCTGAAATAGATTCATTAATTTGTGCCGCAGTGTTGATTTTGTGATTGCGCGTTACAAGTTTTCTCATTGTGTTATTTCTGTTTCTACGTTAAGGTTGTTGTCTATATTTGAAGAAATGAATATTGCAAAAAATGCTTTGGTCCCCGCAACATGCAATATTTTTTTAAGCATTTCAGAATATTTATCGGATGAAATTGCGGTTTGAATTTCATATGAATATTCTTGATAATATTCACCGTCATATAATTTTTTAATGTCTGATAAAAACCCATCATTAGTTCTATAATAACCTTCCGATGTTCCTTTAGTCTTTGATAACAATCTTCCGGTTGCTTCTCTTGTCCCGTCTAAAGAAACAATATCAGCATTTTGGTTATTTAAATAACCAAATCCCGAATCCACTATTTTAAGTTTTGTTATGCTTCCTTTTGATGATTGAACATTTGCTGATATCTTCCCGTTCAATCCTATTTGAAGTTTAACATCTAATTCTGATATTGAAACAATATTGGCAGTGGCGCCAGATTCCTCACCTACAATTTGCAAAGAAAGATTAAAATTGTTATTAAAATTGATACGTGAAATTTCAAGTTGGTTGTTGTTTGAAGAAAATACTAATCCTTTAGCCCCATTTGGTTGGGTTATCAATTCTCCTGTTGTAAAATTTGCAGAAATATTTGATAATAGAAAAGAATAATCTTCTCTATCCATTCTATATATATCTTCTTCTACAATATTAACGAAAGGGGCAACATCATAATTTTTTCCCGGATTTACAGAAGCAATTTGGGTAAGTCCTCCAATAGTTTTTGAATAATTTGAAAGTATGTTCTCTAAATAATTTGTTGATATATTTGCGGCAGGCGAAGATGGAAAACCGAAACCTGAAGAATTCAAAGGCAAACTCAAGTAATCCTGCAAAGGATCAAAATAAAATTGAAAAGATTCTGGATATTGAAAACTTTTTACAATATCAACTCCTGCAAAAACACCTTGGCTTTTTCTATACATAGAAGAATACGAATTGGATATTGAGGTACGCATTATATTGTTGTTAGTTGTGACAAAGGAGCCTGCTGTGTTTATTACTCCTACTGTTGTATCTATAGAATATATTTTAGCATTGGAGTTGACAACAATGTTATTGGCATTTCTCATGTATAAGGTATAATTATTATTCGTATAAAATGTCCCAACAGTATCAGAAACCGTAATAACAGAGTTTGATCCTAATATATCATACATAGAAACAAAACTGGCATTTGCAATTTCAACATTATTTGCATTTAATTGAAATACTTGAGAATTGACAAAAGGTGTTATGTTTGAATTAGACAAGTATAGAACGTTATTTGATCCGTAACCTATTAAATTTGCACTTACGGTGGTATCAACATAAGTCACAACATTCATGTAAATGGAATTGCCTTGAGTAAATATTCTACTGTTTGAAGAAACTTTAGAGTGATTAACCCCAGAAAGAGTTAATGGTATATCTTCTTGTACAGACATAAATGTTGAATTGGTTACTGAGTTCACGGTGCAATAAAGTTGATATGAAGAGTTGGCGTGTATTGCCAACCTATTCCCATATACAAAATTAGTGTTGAAAGAAGTTCCTGTTCCTACAATTGTTTTATTATTTTGATTTCTAACTATAACATTGTTTGAAGAATTTGTCAGGGGGATATTTACAGTAAAAAATGTTGAATTTGTAATTGAATTAATTTGTCTTGTTTCTAAACTCAACAATTGATTATTAGAATTGTACACATAAAACACTACAAGCTTTCCGGACAATAATTCTGTATCATAAAAAGAATCAATACCTGTCACTGAGGAAGTGCTATTTATAGAAGCCTTGCCCCTAACAAATCCAGTAGTGTTTGCAATAGAAATTGTTCCTGCCAGGTTTGCTAAAGGCGATTCAGTTAAATGTAAATTTCCAAATTCATTTGAAACTTTTAATGTTCCTTGCGTCGATCCATTTGAGGTATATGATAAGACATTGCCTTTAGCAGCTACTGCGCCGTTTGAAAAATATCTAAATAATTTATCTCCATTTATTAAAGATAAAGAAGCGCTTGCATTGTTTACATATAATTCTGCCATAGGTTGATATATTTTTTCAAAAACCTTGAAAGAACCTAATTCCCCATTAGATAAAGAAAATGTTGCATTTTGTAAGAATAACACATTTTCCGACACTAAAACTTTTGTGTCAGCGGAATATCCCCATCCCGGAAAATCAAAAGAAAAGCTTACCACACCTGTTACATCTGAAATTTGATCTACACGGGCTTTACCTTGCTTTCCGCTATTATTTACAATATTGACAATATCGCCTTTTTTGAAATCTTGACCCCCCGATAAAACTTCTATCTCAGTTAGAGATCCCACAATTACTGGCGCGTCTTGAATATTTTCGTCATCCAAAGTAATATATTCACCGGTTATGAATTCACCAGTAATTGCAGATATATACAAAACATTTATATATTTGTTTTTAATTTTTCTTTTTATTAATCTTTCCGCAAAGGCGGTTGATCCTGAAGTAATCCCTTTGATTTGTTTGCCCACAAATATTTTGTTTTTTTCTGAAAGAGAAATTTCTAAATATTTAGGACTAACCCATTCACCTTCTGATAATCTAAAAATATCTTCTGCAGGATAATATACTTCGACCGGTCTCCCAAAAACAGATCTAAAAAAAAGATCTATAGATCTTTCAGTACCTTTAGATCTATACAAATCTAAACTATGTTTAATCAAATTTCTTGTTTGAGAGGCTGTTTCTAACTGTATGTCTTTTAAGTATGTTTCTTTTAAAGATATTACAAATTCATCAATAGTGTTATCAACATCTTTATATTCTAACATATTTCTAGCATGATATGTTACATTATTAGTTTGTTCTAACCACTCATAATATTTTTTAGTGAAAAGAACAAAATTTTGCCCCTCTTCCCTGTAAATTTCAGGAAATTGTGTTTCAATAAAATTTGATATCTTTTTTTCTATCATTCTCTCGACACTTCAATTTCTATAGAAATTTCTTCAGGTTCAATTGAAATAATTTCATTTTTACTTCCTTCAATATCCTTATCTTTTGTTTTTACAAAGATTTTGAAAACATTGTCATCTATACCATCAACATAAAAGTTTTGTAATTTAATATGACCAGTTTCATAATTAACTGTTCCGACATCTTTAACATATACATGTTTATCGTTGGATATTTTTACTATTCTTATTATACCATCACCATCATCTTCTAATCTGCATTTTTCCCCACTTAGTACAAATGTAGTTGAAAATAATGTATGAGTTTCTTCTGCTGTAGAATTAAAAGTAGGTGTTGTTTTTCCAAAATAATAAAAAGGATCTTTTAATGCAGTTTTAAACGAAAGCTCAACATTTTGTGTTTCTGATATTTTTAATGGTATCTTTTTATAAAGAGAAATATTTGTACTATTACTTATTATGCTTGGGTCTATGTTATCAATTTCTTTTACAAATTTACTATATCTCAGATTTGATTTAAAGCTATTTAAGTTGTTTTCAGCAAATTCAGAAATAAATGTAACAACAGATGCTTTTATGTTTGATACTGATTTAGTAGTAATGTTTACATTATATTTTATTTTTGTATCAACTTTTATATACGTAAACTCAGGGTTTATAAATTCAGGATTTATAGACAAGGGAGAACGTGATTTTAAAAAGGTAAAATATTCTCTTTTTTTAATATCAGGAAAACCTTCAACATTTTTAATATCTACCGCAACAAAAACTTTACCATAACGAGGTGGGGATAAATCTTCACCTCCAAAGACTGTGACTGCGCCAATTTCAGGAAATTGTGTTTTAAGTAAAATTTCATAATCAGAAACTGTAACAGCTCTTTCTTGTACTTGAAAATGTCTTGGAGCATAATATTTAATTGATTGTTCGCTTTCCGCCAATTCACCATCAATTGAATATGCTTGTGTTTGATTATTAGAAAAGAAAGGTAACACCTTTACATTTACTGTAGATAACAATTCACCTGAACCTGTCGGATCAAAGTTTGAAGTAAAAACTTTTGACCCATTAGCATCTGGTCCAACTGAAACACGATAATCTAAAATTATTGAAGATCCTTTTTTAGGTTGTTTACCCATAACCCCATCACCAAAAACAACTTCATAAAAACCATCTATACTAGGTTGAACAAAAAATATCTTAGAATTTTCGGTTAAACCTAGCAATGTTGTTGCTCTAATATATTTTTGAGGAATTAAAACATTGTCTTCATATACCAACACAACCAAACTACTTATGTCTACATCTTTGTTTTGTATTTTAAAAAATTGATTTTTGTCTTGAGTACCATACACATATGAATCTGAATTATAAATTCCTTCAAATATACTGGTTGTAAATGAAAACGAGTTATTGGGTGAAGTTACTACAATATCTTCTGCTACAGAAAAACTATAGGACTCTTGTTTAACAAGAGTTGTAAATGTTTCACCTTTTCGAATAACATATGGTTGACTTTGTCCTGTTGCTTCAAATTCAACTAACACTTTAGCTGTTGAAGATTTTATAGATCTAGGCAGGTAATTTAATTCTTTTGCTTTAGAAAACAATGAAGATCTTAATAACGCACTATCAAGAAAACCTTCGGAATGTATCATGTTTAGATAGAATGCATTTTTAAATGTGTTTAAACTTAGCAAATCCAATAGAACCCGCATGTTCGAAGATTCAAAATTATAGTCTTTAAAATTTGGTTGATTTTGAAGAAAGGAAATTAATGAACTTCGATGTGTGTCAAAATCTAAAGGTACTAAATCTATTGAGGTGTTCGCCATTTTTATCTAACTCTTTTTAGAAATAAATCTATCTTGTATATATCAGAACTATTTATGTGTTTGAAAAAAATGTTTATTTTTAACCCATTTCTAGTATAATCATCAATTACGTTCACATCTTCTAGTGAAACTCTATATTCTTGATCTACTGCATTAACAACAATTGATTTTATAAAATCAACTACATCAGGTGTTGATAATTCAAACAAAGAATTTTTTATTTTTGTCCCATACATTGCATTGTATGGCCTTTCACCCATATTTGTAAGAATCCTATTTTTAAGGGCTTGAGCAATAGCCCTTTCATCAGTGAGTTTTGCTAAATTTCCTGATGTTGGGTTGACCGCAAAATCCATTGTGAAGTCTGAATATCTTTCTTCTTTATCTTTTAAATGTGTTCTTAATTCTGGTCTTGCCATTTTTTATCCGTATGAAAAAACTGTTGTACTTGATTCTTTTGGGTCGGTTTCAGGAGAAACATGAGATGCATTATCAACCTTTCCTTTGTCTCCCAAAGCAACTATCACATTTCTTCCTTCTATAAAAACAGTGGTTCCTGTTACAGGAATGAGGCCCCCGTCTCCATGGGTGTTAGGATCATCATATACTGCCCACAATCTAGTGTTTACAAAAACAGTTGATTGGCCTTTTTGTTTTGTTGTTGCTCCACAAAAACGAGCATCTCCTATTCTATGAGCTCCCGGCATTAATTTAAATCAATCCTAGGAGCTGAAACTTTTATGTCTCCCCCTGCTACTATATCATTTGTCCCACCTGAAGTTAATGAGACTTTACCCCCAACGTGTTGATTCAAGTCACCTCCAATTACCTGGTTCATATTGCCTCCTATGAATTGGGTCATATCACCTGCAGTAACAAGATTTACATCCCCCTTTACCTCAATATGCGCTCCTCCTCCTATCACAATTCTAGCGTGACCTGCGATCTTAATATCTCCGTTTTGATCAATAGAGATAGTAACTCCTTCTTTATAATGCTGATGTGAATTTCCTACGGTAACTTTTGTTTCTTTACCATCTTCCGCCACCTGCCAATAAGTGCCAGATCCATGAGCTACTTCAACTACCCTTGAACCAGGGGTGCTATCAAACGTAAGTCTGTGACCTCCGATGTATTCTTGAGAATTTACTAAGCCATATTTTCCTTTACGATTTTTATTCGCATCAGGAGTACGCTCTCTATCCCTTATTCTTTCTTTTTTAAGGGCTTCATCATTTGATTTTTTAATACCTTCAATATCATTCGGGTTCATTAATTTTCTCTATTTCTTTTTCAATTATTTCTAGCAATTCTTTATTATTTGATTTGAGTGCTTGAGTAAGCTGTTGAAACTTAGAAAACAAATTTTCCCCAATAAGATCCCCGGGAAGTTTACCTACACCTCCCGCATTTTGTTTTACTAAATTAACAATATCCAATGCACTCTTTATTGAACCTGATATATTTTGTGGATCAAACCCTTTTACAAAACTTGTTGCATTAAAACCTTTATCGAATTCTTGTGAACCTATGGTCGGAAACTCTGCCCCCTTTAATGTTTTATTTGACACCACATCTTTAGCAATATCATATATAGATTTAGAGTCAGCAACGGCGCCATGTGTTTTTTCAGAACCTTTTAAACCATCAACTTTTCTTGGGTCAGTTTCAGGTCGAGCTGAAATGGGATATGTGTTTTTATTCATTTAATATCTCCAGTAGAAGACCACGCACCCATAATAATTGGGATTTGCTCATCTTCATCAACAAACATTCCCATTACCTTGGAACCTTTTTGTAAACCGTGAGTACCACCCGACCCCCCTATTTGTCCATGGGTTACGGGCATTAAACATTTTGCCCACCTCAATTTATCATCAGGAATAGCATTTTTGTCATCTTCTAAACCATAGATTCTTATTTGACAAGAACCGTCTTGATAAGGAGAATCAATATTGACTATTTCACCTTGAAAGAAATTTTGCCTACCTCTTCCGTAACTTTTTTCATTCATGTTAAACTTCCTTGCTTTCCGCCTGATGCTGTTTGAAGAGAAACTGTTCCTTGCAGACCTGAATCTCCCATAAAAATATATTCACCTTGAGCTATTATTAATTGCCTGCCGCCGTTAAGAGATTTTTTTGCATTTCCTGTGCCACTTTCAGAAGGTATGTCTATGTTACATCCTTGACCCACCTTAACACCGAGACCACCTTCCATAGGAACATTTATAGTAGAAGAGCCTTGTAACGCTATAGATCTACGAGCATTTTGTGTTGCTATATCACCCTCAAAATCTTCTTGTGTTTTTTGATTGCCATCATAATTAAATTTATGAGTTACAGTGGTATCCTTTTTAGGAATAGGTCCTTTCCATTCAGTAGATCCTGGAAATTTTCCATTGGATGGTTTTTTACCTGAAGGAGATTTGTATTCCATAGTTTGCCAATTAAATCCTGTACCTGGATCACCACCTTTTTGTTTTTGTGCTGCGTAATAATTATCTGCGTTATCTGTTGCAGATGAAGAACCCGCTCCTCCATTTTTCATAGAAAATATATTATGAGCAAATGCAGATTGCTCATTGAAAAAACTTTTTCCAGCCACATGTTGTGTAAATTTTGGACCATCTGCTTCATCAAATAATTGCTCTAAAGGTTTTGCATGGTATTTGTTTTCTTGATCAGAAAAATATAGATATGCTCCAGACTTATATTTTTCATCAGTCATGCGCCCACGAATTTTAGAAACTGCACCTCCTAATTTAATTGATCTAAGATGAAAGGGTTCTCGATCTCCTATCATCCCCTTTGTCTTTGTCAGATTTAATGATGCTTTTGAATCAACTTCTTTATGCAATCTTTGCAAAGCGTCACCCGCAGTAATATTTTGATGAAAGGATGAATGATCATTATCCATATTAAAATATGATTGAGTTGTGGCTATAAGCTCAAATGCCCCCACTCTGTTTGATTCCCCCTTCACCCCGTTTCGATTGGACATAGAAAGAAATTCAAATTCTCTCGTATTTTTACCGTCACCCGCTGAATACACAATTTTAATTGGAACACCTGATTCATAAAGTGCGTCCTGAATCATAGATCCATCCATCAAAGAAATTTTTGCAAACTGAAAAGGTGTTAGAATAGAAGACCCTGTGTATAAAGATCTAACGGATTGGGTTAAATCAATTCCGTTAACAGTAAGCTTTCTGATAACTGCTTTTCCATATTGTGGTATGTTAGAC